ATTGCAAGATTAAAATTAAAAATTATGATGGAGGTATGATAATGAATAAGAAAAAGTTGGAAAAGCTAATACAGAAGAAGGAAGCTCTTAAAAAAGAGCTGGCTAAAAAGGCCGAAAGCACAGAGGATGTTAACGAGCTAAAGGCTTTGGAAGCGCAAATCAAGGCTTTGAATAGCGACATTGCCGAGCTTAATGAGGCTATTGCGGACGGCGGCGGTGACGGGGCGAGCGGCGACGGTGACGGGGCGAGCGACGACGGTGATGGGACCAGCGCAGGCGGCGGCGAGTCAAGAAGCAACTTGGGAGCGCGTAATTCCACATTGCCTTTAGGGACCCTTAACCCGCTGGGAACTTACAGCATGAACCAGGCGCAAAATCAAAATACCGACCCGGAGGACGTGTTCAGTACAACAGAATACCGGCAAGCATTCCGGAACTACGTTGTAGACGGAACTCCTATACCGGATAAATACCGTGCGCATCGTGAACAACGGGCTGCTGAATTTACCATGGTAAGCGACATAGGCGCGGTTATCCCCACAACGATTGTCCAAAAGGTAATAGAGGAAGCGTTATCCTACGGTATGATTCTCCCCCGTGTGACTCAGACGTCATTCCAGGGCGGCGTCGAAATTCCTGTCAGTGATATTAAGCCCGTGGCTGTATGGATAACAGAGGACACGCCGAGCGAAACACAGAAAAAGCCGATTAAGGATAAGATTGTATTCGCGTATCATATGCTTGAATGTCGTGTTTCGCTGGGCCTATTGACCGCAACTGTATCCCTTCCTATTTTTGAAAACACCATTATCAAAAATATCAAAGAGGCTATGATAATCGCGCTTGAAACCGGTATTATCAGCGGCAGCGGCAGCGGCCAGCCTAAAGGTATCTTGAAGGAAATCATCAAAGCCGAAAGAACAGTATCGCTTGACGATACGGAAATCAGCACCGTAAAGGGTTGGGCCAAGGTTGAGGCGGCTGTTCCTCTTGCTTATGAAAGCGGTTCAGTGTATCTGATGGCGAAAGCGACATGGGAAAGCCATCTTAATGGAGCTGTTGATACTACAGGTCAGAAACTTGGGCTTGTGAGCATATCAGAAAATCAGCGCAGGGTGCTTAATGGCCGTGAGGTTGTCTTAACAGATTATATTACGAGCTATGACAAGGCGGCATCCGGCGATATTTTTGCCGTGCTGATTAATCTTGGCGATTACGCGCTTAACAGCAATATGAGTATGAGCTACAAAAAGTATTTTAACGAGGATACTAACAAATGGGTGCATAAATCCATTATGATAGCTGACGGTAAAATGGCTGACAAGCATGGTATGGTGTTTATAACCAAGGGCTAATTAAGCCTTAATAATAGCGGGGTGTGGTAATCTTACACACTCTGCTATTTAGTTTGGAGGTGTAGAAATGGCACTAGGCAAAGCCCGACTAACTGAGGTTTTTACTGATGCGGAAACTGTTCAGGCGCTGGAAGAAACAAAAAACTTGTTACCGATAATCACAGATGACGAGGACGTAAATAACAGCATTAAGCTCAAAATGCTTGCAGTTGTTAATTATCTGTATAACGGCGGTGCAAGCAAGGGGAATATTACAAGCCCGTTAGGTATGGCTTGCGTTGCTTTAGGCGTGCAAGACTTAATGGAGCGTAAAGGCGGGGGCGTGTCATTTAGCCCTGCATTTAACGCAATAGCTAGTCAAATAACAAGGGGGTAGCTATGAATAAAATTACTCCAATTTATTTATTATCGGAAAGCGTAAGTCAGAACGAACTTGGCGATACAATTAACAGCTATGAGAAAAGCAAGGTAATTGCATGGCTAAAAAGCATAAGGCAATCAGAATTCTGGCAAGCTCAAGCCGCAGGTTTCAAGCCGGAAATTCAATTTAACATACGAGACTTCGAATATAACAATGAAAAAAGGCTTCAATACAACAATAATACTTACAAAATCGTCCGTACATTTTCCGATTCCGGCAATATTGAATTGATATGCACCAAAGAAGTTAATACAGGAGGGGGTTAATATGGCGATACCTTCACCTATTAAAATTAAAAAGGGCAATGTCGAATATATAAGCAGCGTTGACCGCACAAAATATACACTTGAGGAATTAACGAGAGCCGCATTAAAAGATGTTGGTAAGTTTATTTGCAATCGGACGCGGCAAAAAATCAAGCGCAAAACCGGAAGGGTGGCAAAAAATACACAGTATTGGGTACGTAAAAAATCCGGAGATTTACAGGTTGGGTTTAAACCAGGCGGCTTTTACGGCGGCTTTCAAGAGCTTGGAACGTCAAGGCAGCCTAAAATTGGGGCCTTGCATGAAACCGTTCAAGAAAATATTGAAGAAATCCGGCGTATTGAGGGCGAGTATTTACAGGCTATAGAGGACGAAAACAAAGCATTGGGGTTGATAAACGAAGACGAGGCGATAGGCAATGACGAAGATCAATAACAAGCGCATACGGTTAGCCCTTAAAGAGATTATCCGGTCCATACATGAAAATGCCTCTTATGGTTGGACTACAGACAAAGCAAGGTATCCATATGTAACTTACGAGTACGAAATGAGGTATAGCGGTAACAAAGGGATTGGTACATTGGAAATTAACGTGTGGGATTTGGGCGATAGCACCGAGCAAGTTGAGGACATTGCCGATAATCTGGAAAATGGCTTGAATGAACTTATCTATAATGATGACCACACAATTTTAAAGCTTTACACTAACAGCCGATTAGCTATTTTAGACGATAACAAAGACATAAAAAGGCGACGGCTATTATTCGAAATGCAATACTATCCAGGGAGGGAATAAAATGGGCCTATTTGGAAGAAACAAGACCTACAGCGGCTATACTGAAAAGACTGTGGATAGTCTTATTATGGATGCAGGTGCTTATTTTAAGAATTACGATGTTGAAACAGACACCTACGATACAGCAGTAGAGGCCGGAAAACTTATAGGAGCTACAAGGGGCGGCGGTAGCTTCACGGCTAAAGCAGCTTTCAGAAAGTTGGAAATTGACGGTGTAAAGGGTGCTGCCAAAGGGCTGCAGACAATAGACGAATGGGTTGTGACCATAGCGGCCAATGTTTTGGAGATAACCAAAGACAATCTAAAAATAGCATTGGGAACGGGTGCTACTGACACCACAGCATCAACCAAATACGACATAATTACAGCTAAAAATTATGTTGACGATGAAGATTATATAGAAAATATTACGTGGGTAGGGCGCAAATCCGGCAGCAAAGAACCTGTAATAATTCAAATCTATAACGCTCTTAATACTGAGGGCTTAACCATGACCACGAAGGACAAAGACGAGGTTGTAACAGCCATGACATTTACAGGGCATTATGATGCAAAGGATTTGGATACGCCGCCGTTTAAGATTTTTTATCCTAAAAGTAATACTGAGCCAGCCGAGCCAGAGGAAGGAGAACAAGGATGAGGAAATTAACTACGCAAGACCTTTTTAAGATGGCGCGCTTTATTAAGAAAGCTGATTTAAAGGGAACCATTTTATCTTTTTTTGAAAAAGGCCAGAATTTGAACGCCGATGAAAAAAGCAAGGACTTCAAGACAAAGGAGTTAGGCGTCGAAGCGGCCTTGACTGTGATCGAAAAGGCGGCAGATGAAGGCATGGAAAATGAGTTTTACGCGCTGATTGCCGGGGTTGCCGAAAAGACGCCGGAAGACATAAAAAATATGTCGATTGAAGCATTGCTTGAAGCCTTCGGGCAGATTGCGAAGGAAAACAATCTAGCGGTTTTTTTCAAGGCAGCGTATCAATCAGCGGAGAAATTAGCGAAATAGTTGATACGCTTCTTAAGCGCTATACATCGTTGGATTATGTTTTATCTCTTGATATACCGGAAGCTATGGAACAGATATATACGGCAATCAAGCGGGACAACGAAGAAAAAACAATGTTTCGTTGGATAGCTGGCGGGTATGAGCGGATCATGAGCTTTTCGGATTTTAAAGAGAGGTTAAACGCTAATGCGGACATTAAGCAGGTATTTGACACAAGGACGGAAGCGGACATTTTAGCGGACGTAAAAAGCATTTTAGACGGCTGTACACCGGAAACAAAATCGAAAGAAGCATAGTGCTCAAGCGGGTGCTATGCTTCTTTGTTTATCACCACGAAGAACGGGGGTGATCTTATAGAAATATTTAAGCTTTTTGGCTCTACATTTGTGGACAATTCGGAAGCCAATAAGAACATAGACGACACCGGCAAGAAAAGCGAAGGATTAAGCGGGATATTTAGCAAGTTAGGTGATGGAGCCGGAAAGCTTGGACTTGCCATAGGTGCGGGATTGGCGGCGGCTGGGGCGGCTGTCGGTGCTGTCGTTGTACAAGGCGTCAAGGCTACAGCTGAATTGGATGAACAATTAAGCCAGTTTCAAGCTAGTACAGGGGCAACAGCTGATGAAGTAGAAGCGGTTAGGAAAATCACACAAGAGCTATATAAAGTTAATACTGATAGCTATGAGGATATAGTAGCTACAGCTGACGCCTTAAAAAAAGCAATGGGTATGTCAGTAGACGAAATCGAACAGTATCAGCAAAAATATATGGATTATGCCAAAACAACAGGCCAGGCAAATGCTGATGTTGTCGGAGCAATAGACGATATTTCTGACGCTTGGGGCTTAACGCTTGAAGAAAGTGCAAAGTCAATGGATATGCTGAAAAAATCCAATGCTGAATATGGTACGGATTTAGTAGGCGTTCAGAGTGCATTGCAAAATGTAGCACCGGCAGCAAAAGCACTTGGAATGAGCTTTGAGGAAACTAACGGCTATATGAATCTTTTTGCCGCTTCCGGACTTGATGCATCTGCATCGGTGACAGCATTTTCAAAAGCGGTTAAAACGGTTGAAAGTCCTGAACAGTTTAAGAAAATGGTAGACGATATACAAGCAATATCTGATCCAACGGAGCGAGCACAAAAAGCAATTGAACTTTTTGGAAGCAAAGCCGGTATATCAATGGCTAATGTGCTTGATGGCAGTGTAAACCTAGAAGAATTCATTATTACGATGGATGAAGCAGCCGGAACAGTAGACGCAGCAAGCG